CTTAAGCTCAAAGGTGGACGCATTGGTGGCCAGTCTGACAGAATTGAACCCACTCAAGTAATTGAGATTGAAGGAGCACCCGGCGTTGATGACGTTCGCAAGATTGCGATGCCAATGCCATTCAATCCTCCATCACAGACATTGTTTAATCTGTTAGGTTGGTTGACTGACGCAGCAAAAGGTGTGGTTACCACATCTGAAGAAAAGATTGCTGATGCTAATGCCAACACCCCAGTTGGTACAACGCAGGCTCTGATCGAGCAAGGCGCTAAAGTATTCTCAGCCATTCATGGCCGTTTGCATCGCAGCCAAGCTAAATCACTCAAGATTATCTCCCGTATCAATCACTGGTACTTGGAAGAGATGGACAACGAGTCTGGTGAACAGATCCGTGTTCGTGACTTTGCGTACAACGACGATGTTCGTCCTGTATCAGATCCTAACATTTTCTCTGAGACCCAGCGTTTAGCACAGACCCAAGCTATCATGCAGATGGCTGCTGGTGCGCCTCCCGGTATGTTTGATATGCGTTCGATTTATCACCGCATGTTAAACCAGCTTAAGGTGCCTAACATTGAACAGATTCTGCCAAACCCACAGGGCGCGAACGAATCTAACCCAGCACTTGAGAACGTATCCATGACTATGGGTCGTCCAGCTGCTGCGTACCCCGACCAAGATCACATTGCACACATTAAAATACATTTAGAATATGCGAATAATCCTGCCTATGGCGGCAATCCAGTTATTGGCCCTGTTTTTGCTCCTCATGCTCTTGAGCATATCAAACAACATTTAACATTGCACTACTTGCAATCGATGCGCGCTTACGTGGCTCAAGCTGCAGGCGGCAGAGATGTGTTAGATCTGCACCAAGAAAAACCATTGGATATCGAATCACAGCAAGCGCTTGCCTTGGCATCAAACATGGTTGACGAAGACGCAAAAGTAAACTTGTCACAGTACGTACAACAAATTGGCGCGTTGGCCCAGAAGGTAGCACAAGCTCAGCAAGCTCAACAGCAAGCTGCCGCAGCTGCCGATCCAACCGCACAAGTATTGCTCAAGACACAGATGGCTGAGACTCAGCGTAAATCGCAAGAAGCTCAGATGCAAATGCAGTTCGACGCACAACGTCAACAGCAAGAGTACCAGATCAAGATTGCACAGTTGCAACAGAAAGTTACTGAGTTGCAGGCTAAGTACAGCACACAGACTAGCATCGACAATCAAAAGAACGCGACCAATATTGCGATGGCAAACATCAACAATGCCGCAAGAGAACGCGTTGCGCAGATTACCGCTGGTGCCCAGTTTGATGCAACCCAAATGCAGTTAGAGCATGAGCAAGATTTGTCTGCTATGCAGGCAATCCAAACTGCCGAGCAAGACATTCGCCAACATGGTATCCGCACACAGCAGCAGGCATTCGAGCAGCAAGCCCAGCAAGTTCAGGCTCAAGCTCAGGCACAGCAGCAGGCCGCGTTACAGGCACAACAGCATCAACAAGCGCTGCAGCAAGCAGCACAACAACACCAGCAACAACTGGTACAGCAGCAAGCAGCAGCACAACCACAACAACCACCCACTGAGGAACAATAATGGCAAAAGATGAATTAGGTTTTCGTCAGACCTACAAGCAAACGGGCGTACAAAGCTCTGGCGGCGGCCCCGGCGAGAAAACCATCGATAAAGGCGCTTCTGGCTCCCATCGTGACAACAACTGGAAGATTGGCGCTAGCCAAGCTAAGTTGACCAAGTCACAAAAAGTTGGACCAGATAAAAACCTGAATGAAATCGGTGGCGGTAATTTCTACTAGTTCAGGGCGGATTCCTTCATAGCCTTGCATTAGTAAGATTATGAAGGACATTTTATCTGAAATCATACTGCGCGTACGCGCGGAGCAAACAAAATTAGCGGATACCCTCACCGCTGGTGTGAATGTCAACACATTTGACGACTATCAACGATTAGTCGGCCGATATGATGGGTTCAAAGACACATTAGACATCATTAATGAAATTTTGAGGGAAGACGACGAAGAAGATCTGTAGAGATCGCAGGAGGCAGCCGAATGGCAGCATTTGATGTTAACCAACAAGACGAACCAGATACACGGTCGGAAATAGAATGTTTCCCGATTATTGATCCGGGCGTCGAAGTAGCAGGTGATCGAGTACTTGTGCAGTTGCGCAGGGAAAAGACCACAAGTAAAGGCGGAATCATCCTTGTGGATGAAACCAAACAAACGTTACGTTTTAACGAAACAGTAGCTAAGGTGGTGCAGGTTGGACCACTAGCATATCGTAATTTAGACGAAAACTTGTCATATTGGGTTGAAGGCCCATGGTGTAAAGAAGGCGATCTAGTACGTACCATCAAATATGGTGGTGACCGTTTTGTTATTAACCCAGATGATGGTGGCGCCCCAGTGGTGTTTATCACATTACAGGCACGTGAAATCATTTCTCGCATTAAGAATTTTGAATATGCGCAGAAAATGAAGGCGTTTGTAGACTAATTTTGAAAGAAAATTATGGCAGAAAATGAAAAAGATGTTCCTGTGAAGGAACTTGAAGACGGTTCAGCCGTTGCAAAGGTCAAATTACCAAAAGAATTTGAACCTGAGGTACAAGAAAAGGTCGAAGTAGCTGCAGAGTCGGAAGATGAGCACGACGAAGACCATGAAGAAGACCACGAAGAAGAAAATAGTGGTGAATCTGATGAAGAACGTGAGAAAATCCGTGAAGCTCGCCGCGAAGAGCGCAGATTAAAGAAAGATCTGAAGAGACAACGTGAAATTTCCGCTAAAAACAAGATCAATTCACTTGAAAAGCGTAACGAAGAGCTAGCAAGACGCTTAGCATCACTGGAAAACGGCGCACAATCACTGCGTATTGCCCAGATTGACAAGACTTTGGAAGATGAAGCAACAAAAGTCGAGTATGCTAAGATGAAAATGCTACAAGCAGCCCAACAAGGCGACGCTGCAGCTCAAGTGGAGTACTTGGAACAGTTAACAGACGCTAAACAACGTTTGCAACAGATTCAGCATTACAAAAAACAACAAATCGAGGCTGCTAAGGCACCAAAACAAAACGTTCCTAACCCAGTTAGCACTGAAGTACAAGAAAATGCTACCCGCTGGTTAAAAAAGAACGATTGGTTTGACCCGCAGGCTCGAGATACAGATAGTAGAATTGCCAAAGTAATAGATCAGGAGCTCGCAGCCGATGGATGGGATCCAGCGGACCCAGAATATTGGGATGAGCTTGATAATCGTTTACAAAGCCGTCTCCCACATCGTTATCAAACGACAAAGAGCGAAAAACCCAGCAAACGCTCAGCTGGCCCTACTGCTTCAAGCAGATCAGAGTCACCAGCAGCAAGCAAAAACACAATTACGTTGAGTCGTGAGCGTGTTCAAGCAATTAAAGACGCTGGCGCGTGGGATGATGTAAATAGACGAAACAAAATGATCCGGGCATACGCAGCGTATGACCGCCAAAATAGAGGATAATCAAAATGGCAAACACAAGAATTAAACGGGACTTAGAAGATCGCATGGCCGATCGAGTTCAAGAAGTATTAGAGCGCTCTACAACAGCGTCTCCTGATGATATCGCACGTCGCGAACGCCTTGATGCGTTCAGAGACAAGTGGGCAAATAGTGCACTGCCCGACATTCCCGCGGGAACAATCCCCGGGTTCCACTTGTGCTGGTTGTCAACAACTAACACATACGACAGTATCGACAAACGTATCGCATTGGGCTATGAGCCAGTGAAAGCCGAGGAATTAGGAAATGGCTTTGGAACGCTGGGCAAGATGAGTTCGGGCAAGTTTGAAGGCTGTGTAAGTTGCAATGAGATGATTCTCTTCAAGTTACCAGAAGACATCTACCAAGAAGTAATGAAGCTATTGCACCTCGAAGATCCCCTCGAGCACCAACGCAACATCACCGCACAAGTGCGTGGTAATGCAGGTGAAGGCAAGGGCGGACGTTCACTCTTGGAAGGTGGTTTATTGGAAATGGAAAAGGAAGCATCGAAGGCAAACAAAAACATTCGTTTTCAATAACTTCAATAACAAAGGAAAAGTGACAATATGTCAGCAACATTTCAACCCTTTGGTCTGAAGCCTGCATACCACCCAAGCGGTTTAGATCGTTCGGTACCATTCGTTGGCACCAACAACTATAACCTCACAAGTACCACTGCAGGTGCTTATAGTGCTCCCTACTCTTTGACTGGCGCGCAAGTTGCGTTCTACCAGTACACTCCAGTAGCGATCACTTCAACAGGCCAATTAACAATCGCTAACCAAACCGCTGCAAGCGGTAAGGTATATGGCTCATTTGATGGTGTAGAGTACACCACCGCTGAAGGCCGCCGTACCGTTGGTAAATCTATCACTGCAACTTCCCTAGCAGCTGCTACCCAGATCGTTTTCTGGATTTTCCAAGACCCAGCTTTGGTCTATGAAATCCAAGTTAACGGTTCTGCTAACGTAAACGCTATCGGAACTGAGTACAACTTTGACACAACCGCTAACTCCCTCGTAACTGATGGTTATACCATTGGTACAGGTGGCGCTGGTTTCTCTACCACAGCGTTGCTCGCAACTTCTGTTGGTACTGGTAACCAAGGCCAAGTTCGTGTAGTTGGTCTCGGACGTGAAGTAGCATACCCAGCTGGAAATACAAACCAGTGGGGCGATGCTTACACAATCGTTCAAGTTGTTATCGCTAACAATACATTCGCTGCCAATTCGGTATCGGTCTAATTTAATACGAAAGGAATAAGCAATGGCAACCCCAATGCGTAGTACAGACTTTCGTGCGGTAGTCGAGCCGATTATCAACGAAGTCTTTGATGGCGTTTATGAACAACGCGACGATGAGTGGAAGGGTTTTGTAGAAGAAATCCAAGGTATTCCACGTAACTACCATGAAGAAGTAATGCTTTATGGTATGAACGCAGCTCCTGCAATGCCTGACGGCACTCCAGTTAGCTACGATCAAGGCGGTACGCTGTACATCACCCGTTTCATCTACCAAATCTATGGCTTGGCATACGCCTTGACCAAAGTTTTGATGGAAGACGGCGATCACATCCGTATCGGTTCCACCTTCGCTAAGCACTTGGCTCAATCCATGATTGAAACCAAGGAAACCTTGTGCGCTAACTTGTTGAACTTCGCGTTCACAGCTGGCTACGTAGGCGGCGACGGCGTAACTTTGATCAACACCGCTCACCCAATCGCTAACGGCGGTTCTTACTCTAACCAGTTGTCTACAGCTGCTTCTTTGAGCCAAACTTCTGTTGAGCAGTTGCTCATCCAGATCCGCTCTGCAGTTGACAACAACGGTAAGCGTATCCGTTTGAAAGCTGAGCAGTTAGTTGTTCCACCAGCACTCGAGTTCCAATCAGAAGTAATTCTGAAGTCAGTTCTCCGTTCTGGCACAGCTGACAACGATCTGAACCCAATTAAGTCTACTGGTATGCTTCCAAAGGGTACACACGTTGTAACCCGTTTGAGCTCTTCCAAGGCTTGGTGGATCCAGACCGATGCTGAAAATGGTCTCATGCTCGTTATGCGTCGTCCAATGGAGAAATCTATGGAAGGCGACTTTGAAACTGATTCCATGCGTTACAAAGCAACCGAGCGTTATGCTTTAGGTTGGCATGATGCAAGAAATATCTTCGGAACTGCTGGTTTGTAATCCAAACCACTTGCAATAACAGAAAAGCCACCCAAAAGGTGGCTTTTTTGCTTTTTAGGGCGTTTTTGCCTGATAGTTTGCATTAGTAAGTATAGGAAGATTTGCCCCCAACAGACTACTGCTCCTTCCCAGTAGACGATCAAGCGACTGAGTGGGGCTATAAACTCTTGATAGGAAACAATCAAAATGTCAGTAACATTTAATCAACCAGTACGTATTTACAAGTACAACAACCCAACAAACAATGGTGTAATCGCCCCTGATAACTCTGGTGCTGCAGTATGTACTCAAGAAAGCTACATTACTAACCCAATCACAGCCGCAAACTCTGGCGCTGTAACATTTACCACTGCCGATATTGGCCAAACTAGCGTAACCCCATTCGTGTTACCAGCCGGTTCAATTATCGAAAACGTTTCTCTTTACCAAACTACTTCCGCAGCTAACTTAGCTGGCGGTGTAATTACTGTATCTTTGACACAGCCTTCCCCAACTGGTGGTGCTAATACCGTTACTGCAATCGGTACAATTACCCCAAGCACAACTGGTGGCGTTATCGGAATCAGCTTTACTCAAACTGCAGCCGTTGCTAACGTTATCTCTAACGTCGGTACTTTAGATGCAACTTTGTCTTTTGCTGCAGCTAACGTTACTGCGTTGACCGCTGGCGGTATTTCTGGCATATTCCAAGCCCAATATACAGCACGTAACTACACTGGCTCGATCATCAACGTTGGTCAAGGTTACACCAACTCATAATAATTGCCTCGGGGGCGGTATGCCCCCGCATTAACTTTAAAAGGAAATTATTATGGCATCGAATTTAGTAACAAACTTACAACAAAATCCTTCATCTTTTGAATCGGTAACTAAGGTCGGGGCTTACGAGCCGTTTGACTTGCAAGTTGCTCGCGGTCAAATTGCTGGCCACACAACCGTTAGTATTTTTGGTTATCAAGCAAACGTAACAACAACGTCTATTCCTATTTGGGAAAACGCAACTACGTATACCTTTCCAGCATCAGCTGCAACGGCAAACGTAGCAAGCGGATCTGCTAGCGACATTGGTGCTACTGTTTTAATTAATGGCTTAGATGCAAACTTTAACCCATTATCTGAAACCGTTACAATTGCAAGCGGCAACACAGTAACAACTAACAGCTATTTGCGTGTTAACAGCTTGTTTTTAACAAAACCGGGAAGTGGTTACAACACCAACCAAGGTGCAATTAGTGTTAAACAAGGCGCAAATACTTTAGCCCAGATTAACACTGGGATCGGTAAATCACAGAGCACTATCTACACTGTTCCAAATGGATACACATTCTATTTAGATTATGTAGAAGCCAACACGTCTAATAGTTACACCAGCGGCAACTATCTTGTTTATAACGTTGTTACAAACAATAACGTGACAGGTGTTCAGTCATCTATTTTACAACAGCCTTTTACTTCTATTTATACCGCAACACGTTCACAAGATCCGTTTGCATACGGTCAAAAAACTGATATTCAGTGGCAGTTAAAAACAAGTACAGGCACGTATGCTGTGGGTATTATTGTAACTGGCAAACTGATCAAAAACGACGGTCAAACCGCTTAAGGCAATTAAATGCCTGTCTACTTAGATACTAGCCGAAACTCTGTTGTAGCGATTGGAATATGCGATCGCTGCAGCAGAAAGTTTCCCTACGTAGACTTAATGCCTGATCCAAATTTCCCGGGCATGCGCGTGTGTGCAGAAGATCGGGATGATTTTGATCCATGGCGTTTACCAGCATTACAAACAGAGAATATTGCATTACGTCATCCAAGACCAGACGTTTCAGTAGCTACGGGACCAATTGGTGGTAATCAGATATTAACCCAAGGTGGTTTCCAAGATGAAAACTCCATGTTTATTGATGGAGTATCACCATACAGTGGAAACACACAAGGCGACTTGAATACATTAAGTTTCCCGTATTCACCAATGACCTTGTTTCCGTATGTTGGCACAATAACGCCAAACACTGGACCAAAAGCAGGTGGAACACCAGTAACCATTAATGGTGAAAACTTTACTAGCGTAAATACTGTAAAACTAGGCGGTGTAATTTGCACATTTAATGTTGTCAACTCTACGCAAATTACAGCCACGACTCCAGCGCATGCTGTTGCGGGCTTAGTAGACTTAACTGTGATTTCTCCGTTTGGAACTGCAACAGCGCACGGCGCATTTACTTATACTTAATAAAAACAAATGGCAGATCAGTCGATAACGCAGCTGCCTGTTGCGATCACCTTAACTGGTAACGAACAGGTACCGCTGGTACAAAACGGAGTAACAAAGCAGGCGTCTGTATCACAGATTGCCAATGCTGCGTCGCCCGGCAAACTGATCACTACAATTGTTTACGTTCCATCGAATGGCGATTTAGTAATTTATTACAGCGATGGCACACAACAAGTTATTGGCCCTATTTCTGGCTGGTCTGGTTATAGTGGATACTCTGGTTATAGCGGCGTAGGTACATCGGGTTTTAGCGGTGTATCTGGCTACAGTGGTTTTTCTGGTACTTCTGGATACAGCGGTAAATCAGGAACCAGTGGTTTTTCTGGATACTCTGGTATCAGTGGCGCGTTTGGTTATTCAGGTATTAGTGGATATTCTGGATATAGCGGCATATCAGGTTTTAGTGGCGTATCGGGTCTTTCTGGATTTTCTGGTATCTCTGGCTACTCAGGTTCTGGTGTATCTGGTTATAGCGGTTATAGTGGCTGGTCTGGCATCTCTGGCTACTCTGGTATCTCTGGTATATCAGGTTACAGCGGGTATAGCGGAACATCTGGCTATAGTGGTGTGTCTGGTCTTTCTGGTTTTTCAGGCATCTCTGGCTATAGTGGTTCTGGCGTGTCAGGCTACAGCGGATACAGCGGTTGGTCAGGGATTTCTGGCTATTCAGGATACAGCGGTATCTCTGGCTACAGTGGATATAGCGGTATTTCGGGCTATAGCGGCGTTTCAGGCCTTTCTGGCTTCTCAGGCATATCTGGGTACTCTGGATCTGGAATAAGCGGCTATAGCGGCTATAGCGGGTATTCTGGCACATCTGGTTATTCTAGTTTTAGTGGCTATTCTGGCTACAGCGGTATCTCTGGTTACAGCGGTATCTCTGGTTACAGCGGTATCTCTGGTTACAGCGGTTCCGGAATATCAGGTTACAGCGGCGCAAGCGGTATATCAAGCAGTTATTATTTTTATAAAGCAAATACTTCTGCTACCAGCGGTAACCCCGGAATAGATTATTTGTTGTGGAACAACGCCACACAAACAAGTGCAACACAATTAAACGTCAGCACAACGGCAGCAAATGGTGTTGACATTAGCGTATTTTTGGCTTTGCTTGCAACGACTGAAGAAGTTGTTATTCAAGATCAAAGCAACAGTGCTAACCAACAAACTTGGATTATCACTGGAACCCCAACAAACGCTGGTGGATACTATACAATCCCCGCTTCATTGGTAAGCTCTTCGGGTACAGGCACAACCGGATTTGCAAACAATTTACCAATCATTTTTGCCATTGCAAACGGCATAAGCGGTTTCTCTGGTTTTAGTGGTTTTAGCGGATACAGCGGAAAATCAGGCTACAGCGGCATTTCTGGTTATAGCGGATATTTTGGTATCTCTGGTTACAGCGGCATATCTGGCTACAGCGGATATTCTGGTATCTCTGGCTACAGCGGTTACAGCGGTATCTCTGGTTACAGCGGTATCTCTGGTTACAGCGGTATCTCTGGTTACAGCGGTATCTCTGGTTACAGCGGTATCTCTGGTTACAGCGGTATCTCTGGTTACAGCGGATATTCTGGTATTTCTGGTTACAGCGGATATTCTGGTATCTCTGGCTACAGCGGTATTTCTGGCTACAGCGGTATTTCTGGCTACAGTGGTATCTCTGGTTACAGCGGTTTTAGCGGTATCTCTGGTTACAGCGGTATCTCTGGCTACAGTGGATACAGTGGTATTTCTGGCTATAGCGGTATCTCCGGCTACAGCGGCATCTCTGGTTACAGTGGTGTGACTCCAACAGCCATATCCGTAACCACCACCAGTACCCTAAACCCCGGATACGTTACTTTTGTTTCTGGAACAACAGGCAGCCAAGCCCCTTATGTAAACACTGGCTTAACATACAATTCCGTAACTAACGCCTTTACCGGCGGGGTGACAGGCGGAACATTTTAGTAATATAATATAAGTTCGTATGAACTTTGAGGACAATATGAAATATAGCATTGTAATACCAACTTACAATCATTGTGAAAAGTATTTAAAGCCGTGTGTGGATTCAATTGTTAAGTATACCAACTTAGAAGACATTGAATTAATTATATCCGCAAACGGTTGTGTAGATAACACAAAAGCATACTTAGATTATTTGGCAACAGCAGTGCCCAATTTAAAAGTGGTTTGGTCAGACAAAGCACTTGGGTACTCAGGAGCAAATAACGCAGCCATTAAGGTTGCAACATGCAACAAAATTGTTTTGTTAAATAACGACACTGTTTTGTTGGAACAAAATCAAAACCAGTGGCTTGACATTTTAGACAGGCCATTTGTTGATCCAAACTGTGGAATCTCTTGCATTATTAAAGGAAATTCTGAACCAGCGGGTCGTGATTTTGCAGTGTTCTTTTGTGTTATGATTCACCGCAGAGTATTCGATACAATCGGATTACTAAACGAAGAGTACGGCGTAGGCGGCGGAGAAGATACTGAATTTTGCATTGAAGCTGAAAAAGCTGGCTTTAAAGTATTAGAAGTGTTTGAAAAGTTGTGGGATGGAACGCAATATACAGGCGGCTTTCCAATCTACCACAAAGGCGAAGGCACCATGCACGACGCCAATTTAGTACAAGGTTGGGACAACATCTTTTTAATTAACTCATTAAGGTTAGCTAAAAAGTACAACACAGAATGGTACCGCTGGCGCTTATCAAACTTTTGGGAACGCGCAGTATTTCTAAAAGGCGATACGGTATACCCACGCGAAGTAACAAGATACAACTGGGCAGCAAAAAATCTGCTCGGTAAAAAAATTTTAGAAATTGGTTGTTCAAATGGTTATGGTATTCAATTTTTTCCAAAAGACATTGAGTATACCGGCGTAGACTACGACCCAATCATTGTTGAAGTTGCTAAAGAACAAGACTGGGGGTACAACGCTAAGTTTGAATGGTGTGACATCAACACCTACGAGCTAGAACAGTATGACACCATTGTGGCGTTTGAAGTAATTGAGCACCTTGACACCGGCATGGAGATTGTTGAGAATCTTAAAAAGCACTGTAAGCGTTTGTTGATTACTGTGCCAATGAATGAGCCACCCGGATTTTGGGGGCCACATCATAAGCTGCATGGATTGAACGAACGTCACTTTTCGGGCTTTGAGTTTAATTACATCAACGAGCACGGCGAGATTACAGATGTACCACAAAAGATTGACGCGTCAAATCCTTGCAACTTGATGATTTGTCGGTGGACTGCAAGTGAGTAAAGTTCTCTGCTCCGTGGCAACACGCGGGAGGTACTTTACAACACTGCCACTAGTATTAAACGCTATTATTAACCAAACCAAACCAGTAGATAAGCTGGTTGTGTTTGATGATAATGACAAGCCACAAGACATGCGCAGTGAGATGATTTACCAATACTTTTTTCAAATGTTAGATGCAAAAGGTATTGCATGGGAGTGGCAGTACGCTGATAAAAAAGGTCAGCACCACATCCACCAACGCGCAAATACGATGGGCTACGATTGGGTTTGGCGTTGTGATGATGACGCAATACCGGAAGCCAACGTGCTTGAGAATTTGTATCATTGGACACAAATCTGGCCCAATTTAGGTGCTGTAGGTGGTTCGGTGTTAACCCCGCCATATATGCCAAACACCGGAAATGTTACCGGTAAGATTGATAACATTGATAGTGAGCCCAACGTGCAGTGGGGCAAGATAGCAACAGCAAGAGAAGTTGAGCATTTACATTGCACCTTCTTGTATCGCGCTGGTGTGCAAGATTATAATTTGGGTTTGTCCCGAGTGGCGCACAGAGAAGAGACGCTATTTACTTATAACTTGCACCGCAGAGGCTACAGCATTTTAGCGGTACCAGATGCCGTAACATGGCACATGAAGAACCCACAAGGTGGGATTCGCAGTGAAACAAGACGCGAGATGTATGATTATGATGAACAAATTTTTAGGAATGTTTTGCAGTATCGTGATAAGACCATTGTGGTACTCAATTGCGGTCTTGGCGATCACATTGTATTTAGTCATGTTTTGCCTGCAATACGTAGCCCTGAAGTTTTTACATGCTACCCTGAAGTGGTTCCCGGCAGATCAATAGCGCAAGCAGAGAAGTTATTTGGTGACATTGGCCCGTATAACATATACGGCAAAATGGATCAGTGGAAATGGAAAGGCAGTTTAGAAGACGCGTACAGGAAGCTATACACATGATTATCATAGCCCCGTATGCACAAAAACTGCGCAATGGTAAACAGAACCCAAAGAACTATCCTTACTGGGAAGAATTGATTAGTCAGATTGACAAGCCAATTATCCAAGTAGGAATAGAAGGCGAAAAGCAACTGGTACCAGACTTTAGAAAAAACTTGCCAATAAGCGAGTTAAGACAGTTGCTTAGGGAGTGCAAAACATGGATTGGCGTTGACAGCTTTTTTCAACACCTTGCGTGGGATGAAGGCAAAAGTGGAATAGTGTTGTGGTCAGTATCAGATCCTTTTATTTTTGGCCACCCAGAAAATATTAACCTACTAAAAGATCGGTCAACTTTAGTAGAAAACCAATTCCTATGGTGGGAGTTTGTTGAACATAAAAACGACCGATTTGTAAAACCAAAAGAAGTATTAGCATACCTTAATAAGGAATAAATATGGCAGCTACGGGCTACACACCAATTTCGTTATACTACAGCACCACAGCGGCTACAGCGCCGTTGGCCGCTAACCTCGTCAATGGTGAGTTGGCAATCAACATCACCGACGGCAAGTTGTACTATAAAGACAACGCCG